AACAGGTGCAGTTACAACTAGAATGAGTTCAGGTATGCCTGACTTAACTGGTTTAGCAAAAGCAGACGTAGCAACAGGTGCTGGTTTTGCATTTGCAGCAGACACTATAACAATTGTAAACTACACAGGTGCAGCCGCAGCAAGTTGTACTTTACCTGCAGCAACAGCAGGAACAGTATGTGTTTACATGCAAGCAGTTGACACAACTGGTGGAACTAACACTTTAACTTTTGATGCAGCTGGAACTGACGTTTGGGCTACTGGTTCAGTTATTGAATCAAGATCAGGCGGAGAAGCAGATGTTGATATTTCTACAGCAGGTGAAACTCAATTAGTTTTTACAGCAGCTAACGCAACAACAAACTTGTTAACTGTTGGTGGACAAATT